GAGTTGTTCCCGTAGACGGTGTTTGACGCTACGGAAAAGGCGCCCGTGACGACCGTCCAGTTGGAACTTAGCGAACTCCCCGGAAACGTGTCGGACTTTACGGCTGCGTGTGAATACGGGCTGTTCGGCCCGGGAAACGGGAGTTGGGCCAGAAGCAGTAGAACGATGATTCCGATGTTCATCGGGCAACTCTCCAGTTCAGGGTAACCGCGCCCGGAGTGATACTGGAGCCACTCCAGTTGCAGACCTTAAAGTTGACGTTGTTCGTCGTCGGATACGGGTAGATCGACAGTCCCCCAGAGGTCGACGGAGCATACCCCGTCACCGCGGTAATGTCAGCATTCGGCGTAAATTCAATAACATCTGTAGTGGCCGTCCCGGTTGCCGAGACCGTTACCACGGTCGCGCATGAAACCGAAGAAATCGAAGACGTCCCGAGGGACGCTGTCCCACTGGCGATTGTCTGGGAAATGGTCGCGCTCGCTGAGGGGAACGTCATCGTCGTCGAATCGGTTCCGGCGAGCGTGATGGAGTTGTTTGCGGTGAGGGTTTTCCCGTTCGCAATTGTCAACGTTGCCGACGTGGCCGGTGCCGTAATCGCCACCTTGTTTACGCTCGTCGCGGTAGCGACCCCGATGGTTGGCGTGGTCAATGAGGCGTTCGTTATCGCTGTCCCCGAGGTCAGTGTCGAAGGAAGGTCCCCCGCGGCAATCGCACGAAATGCTGGGGCTCCTGCCGTGGCCGTGGCAAACATTGCCTGGGTTGCCGTCGTCGACGTGGCGGCCACAACGGCCGTCCCCGTGTTTGCCGGGAGCGTGATTGTCGTTGTGGCCAGTGCTCCTGTCGTTGGGGACAACGTAATTGATCCGCTCGTAGCGTTGGCCAGCGCTACACTTCCGACGGTCGTCCCAGCCACTCCGAGCGTTGGCGTTGCCGTACAGGTCGGGTTGGCGCTCGCGGCTCCCTGTAGGGTTGTCCCCGCGCCGCAGGCAACGCCCTGAATGACCGCTCCCGCTGCCCCATTAACTGCCACGGAATATTGAGCGGCCCCGTTGTTCACCGAGATGTTGCCACTCAACGCTTGCGCGTTTACCGTTGTGGACGTAGCCACCCTTGAGGTGTCCGTCGGATGAACGTGATCGTAACGGGATAGCCTTGTCGAAGTTCCAGCGGAAGCGGACCCATTCATCGATGGGGTGCTGGACGACGCCTGCCCGAGAACATAAGCGGTCGTCGCGATCTGCGTATTATTGGTGTCTGCGGCCGCCGTAGGAGCTGCGGGAAATCCCGTGAATGCTGGGCTGGCCAGTGGAGCGTAGTTTGCGATCGTTGCCGTTGCGCCAGTTCCAAAGGCTACACCTCCGGTCTTCGTACACGTGATGACGCCCGCGTAGTCGGACGTGCAATCCCCGGACAGCGCGACCGGCGCGTACGCCGTACCACCCACATTCCCGACGAGAAGCTGCCCGGCCGTGGGCGCCGTGTTTGGCACGATCGCGGCTTTGGTCTGAACGTCGTTTGTGACGTTCGACAGATTCATGGTCGCGGCCGATCCAAACGAGACGTTATTCGTTTTAGTGCAGGTTATAGCGCCTGTGCTCGCCAGTGAGCAGTCAGTGCCCATAGATACCGGCGCGTAGGCGGTACCGCCAGCGTTGCCGACAAGGATTTGGCCGGCCGTGGGCGCCGTGCTTGGAACCACGCTGGCCAGAGTCCTTGTGGAATCTGCCACTGTGCAGGTAGACCCCAATGAGCAAGTCGCCCCGTTGACCGTCGTGGCAATATCCCCACCGCTGGCGGTAGATGGGGTTGCCACTCCTGCGCTTACTGTCAGCTTGACGAGCCCGGTAGTCAGCGCTCCAAGATTCACGGCGTTCGTAGGCGCATTGGTGGACTGATTCACCAGGTAGTACCCGCTCGAGTTTGCCCCGCCGCTCGGGCACGCTGCCCACACCGCGTCCGTTCCATCGCTGGTGAGGCAATATCCATTGGACCCGAGAGCTAGCCTGGTGGTCCCGCCAGAGCCGCGGTAGATCAAGTCTCCACGGGTGGTCATGGGGTCGTCCATCTTGGCGTTCACGGAGCCAACCGATAACCCAGAATCCGAGGCTCCTCCGTTCCCATCTCCAGCGATCAAGTTAGTAACTTGAGGCAGCGTTGCTCCAGCACCCCAATCCGATACTTGCGAGCACCCCGCCGAGTTCGCGCATGTGTAGACGAGCTTGTTGGTTCCAAGGCACTGGTTTCGGTACGCCCCGGCAACCGGAGGCGTCGCTGGACAAAGTGGTGGAGCAGGGACATATGCCACTGTTCCAGAGGAAGGGGCTGGCCTGAGGATATCTGACACCTTCACCGTCCCACCGCTAGTAGGTATCATCCACGACTCCGACCACACCGCCGAAGATCCCTCATAGCGCGCGGTACAGGTGGAAGAGGGGCTAGCGGTATCGTAGGGACGGATGGTAATACTAAGTGCCCCATTGGATACAGAAGTGACGTACGTGTCTGTAGCTACCGTCCCCCCCGTGTTGCTCGTCGTGCGCGGGCAGGTAATCCGAATTCTTCCAGCCCAATTCCCTCCGAATGGGCTGAGTATAGTGTCAGAAATGGTCGTCTGCGCTATTGCCGTGATGAAAAAGGCAACAAATAAACAAACCGACTTTAGCATCCCACACCTCCTACCATCCCCCGTCTCCTGAGATGCAAGCCTCGGCCAGCTTGTAGAAGTGCTCGGCTAGCGCCTGCTTGGCGCCGGGGTCTGCCGTGAGCAATGCCTGGTAGATCTGGGTTTCGCTGAGCGAGAACATCTGCTGTGCAGCGAGGATCACGTTCGACCGGCTGGACCGGATCTGGTCGTAGCACTGGCCGATGTTCTTGCGCTGCCCGCCGGGGATCTCGAATTCGAACTGGTAACCCTTGTCCGCCGGCACACCTTCTGCGATCATCTCTGCGATCGGCGCCGGCGGCAGGTCGGCAGGGCTCACGGCAACCGGGGTGCCGTGCCCCGGAGCGAAGATATCGGCGATCCGCATGAACGCGAGCGCGCCCTGCGTGGTGGTGAGATTGCCGGGTGTTCCGACGCCGTAAGCGTCGTACTTGGACGGGTTTTTCTGCACTTTCATTTAATTACTCCTTTTATCTGACTCTTCCACCGGAGCGAATGCGCCCGCCTACCTTGCGCCCAGAGTACTGGACTCCGGGGATGTCGGCCAAGCGAATGGCTGGCCACTCGTGTCCCATTCCGACTCCGAAGTGAAAACCGGTCCATTTCCCGCTCGAGAACCCCAGCCCGGTGTCGGCATAGGCTGCCATAGTGGACCGGATCTCTGTTTGTCCGTCTGAAACCGTGTGGGCGCCTCCGGTGGTGTATGCCGGGTCTCCCCACAACGAGCCGTAGACGGTATCGCCCCACGTGATAGCGTCACCGGCCCCAGAGTCGTAATACGCACGCAGCGATGACATATTCTCGCCGCTAAGCTCCCGCTCGGCAATCTTATTGTAGTCGGTGCCGTACTCGTCGCTGTAGCAGGTGCCCTGCCCACTCGATGCCGGAGACATCGGAGTGCATCCGGACTGCACCCCGTAGTAGAACCCATTTGTACTCGCGTCGTACCCGGTCGCATTCTGCCATGCTCCGGCGAGCCCACGCAGCGTCTCAAAGCCTGCCGCGGTGGTGGCATCTCCGGACGCCGTAGCGGCGAGCGCAGCCCACTGCCACGCACGCTGCCGAATGCCGAGCATGTATGGCTGCTGGCTGAATCCTGCGACGTTGTATCGGTACGGCCAGTAGACTTCTGAGGCTCCGTCCCACGATTTGTGTAACGTGATCTGGCTGGAGGAATTTTTGATGCAGGACCACGCCTTCGCCAGTTGCCCGTCGTCGTTGCTCTGGCCGAGCACCAAGAAGGAACCATCGCTGGACTCAATCATCCACGTGATCGAGCCGGTATCTCCGGTCCACGTAGCTCCATTGGCGAGTGTGATTTGGCTCGACGAATCACGCGTAAATCGAAGCCATGCTGTAAACGGTTGCGAAGAGGATGTCCCCGTGATAGCGATGCGGCCGCCAGTAACGAAACCGGTACCCGTGATCACCCCACTGCCATGCGTTGCACTGCCGGTGCCTGATGCGGTGCCCAGACACACGGTATCCGGGATTCCGGTACCCGTGGCCACCGCGGAACCGTTGGACATCGTAAGTTGGACTTCCTGTCCTACCCATCCTCCAGTAGTTGCCCATGGCGCGCCGCTCTGCCATGAGTTGTCCGACTGCTTGCACGTCTGTTCCACGGACAGCATCGTGGAGAGCTGACGACGCCAATATCCGGACCACCCTCCACTCTGAGAATCAGGCACCGTCGAAGTAGTGTCCGGGTCAAACAGAGCCGCCAGTGAAAACCACGACAGCGCATACCCGGCATCGCGCGAGTCTTTCGCCGCGCAGGATGATTGCAGCGCTGTAATGGTGGATAATCCCTGCTTCGCCAGTATTCGTAGGTCTGGCCAAGTCAACTTATTGGCCGAAGTAGACAGGACGGCATCGGCAAACCCGCCGATGCCCCATCCGCCACAGAACAGGTACCAGTTCTGGCAGGCGCCGCCACTCATCTTTGCCCAGATGTCGCCAATCATGTCCGCCGCAAGCCGCGCGCTGTCGAGCCCCGAGCGATAGTACAGCGCCCGGTGCGCGAGGTCCTCCCCGTAGAAGTTCAGTCCGCCGCGGCTGCCCTGGTTGTAGAACAGGCTGAAGTTGTCTATGTAACTGTAGTTCTTCGCCGACATCAACTGGCCGGCCGCTACACCGTAGATCGACACGTCCCACTGCGGCATCAGGTAGGCCGCAGTGTCTCCCTCGCATCCGGCAATCTTGTCCCAGTGGATGTAGGCGTCGCTTGATTGCCCCACTCCATCGCCCCGCGTAAAGTGCAGGATTGCCGAGCGATTCGGCGAGTTTGCGCAGATGGTTGAGCCGAAACTCGTGCCGCTTCCGTTCACGCGGAACTGGCCGATGTAGCTCCCGCTGGCCCACGCGCGGGCCGCCAAACGGGATGTGTTCGAGTCTGCCGATCCGCGGCCGAGGATAGTAAGCGTCGATCCGCTCACGGCAGATATGCGGATTTCCTCCCATCCGCCTGAATCGGCGCGCCAGATGTACACTCGGATCGGTGTTGCCGGGAGCCCGCTGGTATCGATCTTGCTGATATCGGCGACATCGAATGTGGTGGTTCCGGACTCTGCAATCGACGATGTGATCGTTGTTCCAGCAGCGCTCGTGTAGTCCATTCCAACGCCGCCCCACCGGTACGTTACCGTACCGGCTTGGTTCGTCTCCCAGGTGGAGTACGGATACGTGGACGACATTCCGAAACCGGGGTTTGAAACAGATACAGAGAGCGCCGCCGTGTACTGCGCGTACCGCAATTGATGCGACCACATCGCCAGGTAATCGAACGCGCCCCATGGGTTATGGCCCCATGCGATCATCGGCCCGAATATTTTCGTGACGTTTGCGTCGGCCGGCTGCACCACCCAGTTGTCGTCGGTATAAACCGCTCCGATGTGGGCGGTAGCCGTCGCGTTCCCATTCGTATCGCTCGCGATAAGCTGGAAGTGATAGTCCCCGAAGATCAGGCCGGTAACATCCGGAGTGCAGGAGGAAGCGTTGCTGAACGTCACGCTACTCGGCCCGGACAGTAGAGACCAGGCGCACGATACGGTCGCGCTCGAGTCTGACTGTGAATAGGATGCGGACCCGTCAAGCCCGTTTGAGTGCCCGGCGCGCAGCGTCGCCGTATCAGTCCACACCGGAGCGTTCGCGGTCTTTATCTTCGCGCTCGGTCCGACGTACTGGGTGGTAGCATACGAAACGTTCCCTCCGCTCCCGTTACATGGTCCACCACCGCATTGATTCGCTCCTGACGAATCGTTCAGGTTGCCGTCGAACTTCCAGTGAATCAACGCGTCAGCATTGTCGCTGATCAGCGGCGGTCGAGAGTTCAATTGGACCAGCGTGGAGTGGACCCTGAAAAATGCCGCATTGATCGGGATTACTCCACCGACGTAAATGCCCTGCCCGGTATCAGACCGGTCCACGAACGTAACGGTGTTGCTGTAGAACCTGTTTCCCTGGTAGTCCCAGGCTTCTACCGTCTCGCTCGATGCTGGCACGTTACCCACTGCGGCGCCAGGATTCCGCTGAATGCGGATGTACATCACCTTCACCGCCGGAAGCGGCCCAATTTGAGCGAATGGCCCATTGGAGTAGCTCTGCGACTTGTAGCTCGTGATCTGAAGCACCGTAGACGCAAAGTTGCCGTAGGTTCCGGCCGATTCCGCGAAGTACACCTGTCCGGCAGGACTGTCCGGCCAGTTTTCCAGCCGCATCTCGGTTCGGAGCGTAGCCGAGTTTCCCCAGTTCGGAACCGAGAAATTGGCCGGATAGTTCCCGGCCCCGGATACCGTCACTACGCTCTGGCCTGCGAATGCCGCACAGCACAGTAGCGCGCTACCACACCAACGATACATCGTATACCCCATGGTTTCCACTGAAACTGCCGCGAATGATCTTGAGCCGCGCTTGCGCGCCAGCAGTGCAGGCAGCCGGAATGCTAGACAAACTCGCCGATAATTCCGTCAGTCCGTTGCTCGCCTGCGTTCCGGTAAGCGTAGCGGTTGACCCGTACGTCGGCTCCTGCGTGTTATACACGTTGTCTCCGTTTGCGGTGCATCCAATCTCGGCGGTATATGTTACTGTTCGTGGATTTCCGTCTACATCGATGGTGGCCATCTTGACGGTTACTCCGCTCCCAGTCCATGTGCTTGGCAACCGGAAGTCGGCACGGAAATACTCAGAACTAGCGGTGGTTTTGATGCCGTAGTATGAGACACCCCCGTACACCTGCGGAGTCAATCCGTTAGAGCCGAACTTCCACATGCCGGTGACGTATGCACTGCCGCTGTCCATGGAGCCCGCCGGGAGGTCGATGTCTCCGTGAACTCCAGTCTCTACCGCAGTGATCGCCTCACGAACGGCTTGCTCTGTGGGAACCGATGTATCGCTTCCGGTAACGCCTACCGTAGTGACAAGGCTCAACGTAGTGCCCCACGATGCCCCACCCGCCACCTGGGCAATCCCGGTACCGCTTGGGTACGTCATTGAGCCTCCGGCACTCGTCCACGTACACGCGGAAACTGGAGGACTGCCACTCGGAGTCGCGCAAGTCAGCACTTGGCCGGCTGGATCAGCAGAGGGAAGCACAAGCCTAACCTGAGTAGATCGCGTGGCCGGCGCCTGCCATCCTACCGGGTGCGTGGTGTCATTCGGAGGATAGACATCGATGTATCCGGCAGATGTTCCGCTGCCTGGAGCTAGTAGATCCGTCCCTACCGTTAGCGGGGTGCCGAATCCACCGCCACCATTTGACGTAAGCACCTGTCCGCTTGTTCCGTTGGTTGAGGCGCCTCCGGTGGATAGGTTCTCGGCCCAGTTTCCAATCGCCTTGATCCATGCGGCTAAGACGTTAAACTGCACGTCCTCTATGTACAGGTGAACCGCTCCACCAGAAGAGTGTGACGCTGCCGGATAGCCAGAGAACGTCCCGCGCACCACCGTCAGATTGCAGGGCCCCGATGATGCTCCCACCGCAGACACCCGCGCCTTCTCGCTGTCCACTGTGATGATGTTTCCGGCAAGGTAGCCGAGGCAATCCGATATCGGCCATGTGCTTGTGGAATTGTTGACGCTCGACGTCAACGTCGGAACCGTAACCGGCTCGTTGGAGGCTACGTACAGTTGCGCGTCGGTGGGAGTCGCCGGAAACGATGGCGTAGCCACGGGGTTTTGCCCTGCCGCTACTGCCGCCGCCAGAAGAATCAGAATTGTAAATCGCATGTTAAGACCTCGGGATAGCCGCTGACTGCCGAATGGTGAACCGTAGACCGTAGCGCGACTGCACCACGGTGGTAGAACCAGTCGCGCTTTTCCCCCAGGGAGTTTTGCCCATGGCCCGGCCGCGCGTGGTCTTCTTTGGTGATTCCGCGTGAGGACCGGATGTCCCCCACGGAGTTCCGCCCATCGGCGCCCCGAACTGCTCGTTTTCGTCAGGCATCAGATGAATGGGATCAGCAGAGATTTCATGCCAGGGCTGATCCTGGCTTGCTCCAGCAATTTCGCGTCGAGAGTATCGATTTGAACGGAAATGCACTCATCTCTGAGCGCTTCCATGTATTCAGCGATAGATGCGTCCGGAACCTTCCACTGGCCGCCCTGCTCCGTAGCGCCGAACAACTTTGCGATGGACAGTTGCGCTTTTCGTGCGGCCAGTAGCACCGGCTCTACCCGGTTGATCCACATGGCGAGCGCAAACGCATCCTGCGGGCTGAAGTAATCCGCATCCGCAAGTGCCTTCACGGCGGCTTCAGCGGAAATCAACGCAAACACGGTGATTCGTTTCATGCGGTGGCGAGCGTGACCGTTTGTCCCACTGACATCTGCGTCCCGTGCGCCTGCGTAACCATGAGCGTGATCGTTTCGCTCGTTGACGCATTGCGCAAAAACACGCTTACGCTAGGCATATCAGCAGGAGGTGGGTCTCCCCCAAGATTTCCTGCAATCGAAATTGATTGAACCGTGAATGTCAGAGTCATGCCCCTATGATTCCCCCGTAAACATTGATCAAATTGCTATCTCGGTCGTAGAACGACATAGTCCTTCCGTACCGCCATACTCCGGAGTAGTACGTATTGTGGCCAAACCCTCCAATCCCGTCCAGCGGGCATAAAACTCCCTTCCCTACGAAGGCTCCAGCAAAGTTTAACACTGGATACGAACTGACAAACATCGCCGTTGCGCCTGAGCTGCCACCGCTGATAATGATATATGGGTTTGTCCCCAACACCATTCCAATCGTGCGCGTCGAGTTGTACAGCGCGAATGTCGTTGGAGCTATGGCGCAAGCGTTCGTTCCGTCCGACGTCTTAAACCCGATATACCCAAACGAGCCGTAATCGTAGCTGTTGTTAACGATGGTTGTAAGCCCGTTTAGGGTAAGCGATATCGTGCAGCCGTATATCTGCCCGCTGGTGATTGTTCCGGTGTTGATCGTTACTGTGTTCAACGTCGAGGAGTTGATCGTAAACCCGGTAAGAGTTTGCGCCCAAATCTGGTTGCCGTAAATCGTCCCGCCGTACACAACCGACGCTCCGAGCGTGCCCGTCACGATTTGCGAGGCGGTCAATGAGCCCGTGTATATCACTCCTGAGACTAGATACCCGGCGGTTATCTTTGCAGCCGAAACGGACGCTACCCCAAACTTGCCACCGCTAACCGCGAGTTCAGATGTGATCGTAGATGAGATCACCTTCGCCAGGTCGAGCCCATTCACTTCGAGCTTTCCGTTGTTCAGCCGGAGTTCTGCGCTGTTGAAGCTGCTTCCAAGCGCCTTTCCAAGGTCGATAGATTTTATCTGCAGTTGCCCGCTGACGACCTGAAAGTCGGTAGAGTTTAGTGCTGTGAACAGCGACTCCTGCGCGGCGATCAATCCGGTCAGCTTGCCGTCGATAATTGAGAGCGTATTGGCGTCGATGGTATTCGGATCGATGTACGAGGCGTCAAAGCCAGGCGACGCCGTTACATGAATGTTCTGCGTCGGCGCCGATGCCGTGTTCTCGATGTACGTGCCGGTTGCCGGGTCCTTCGCTCGCCCGACGCTCTGGATCTTGAACTTGACCCATCCTTCGCCAGAGAACGGCCACCACTGCGGAGGCACCGTGTAGCGCTGGTCGAATCCCGCGACGGCTGATCCTACGAGGGTCCACTCCGCGCCCGTCAGCGGAGCATATCCCGAGTCGCACTGAATGCTATAGACGTTCGCCGAGAAGTATTTCACGTCGGACGGTGCCGTCCACGTGACCTCCAGTGCGCCATAGGTAGACCCGCCGCGCACGTCGGTGTGGAGAGTAACCACAAAATTGGCCGGCTGATCCGGAGCGCCCACCTGCGGGATCACCACCGATTTGTCGGACGGACCGTCGTCTACTACCGTAGTCAGGTACGTCGAACTGGAAGCCCTGACGCGGAGGTATACCGTGAGTGCTGCCGAGAACGATTGCGGAGTCCACCAGTCGATTACAGTGTCAGACCCAGAGGATACCGCGGAATCGACTATCGACGTGCCCCAGGATGCCGGGTCGGACGGAACTGATCCGGTCGATTGGTAGACCCGCACTGTCGTAGCCGTAGTGCCCCACTGTGGAATCGTCACGCGGAGGTGCGCCACCGGCATCTGTGCGTCTTCGTTATACCCGACTTCCACCAATTCTGCTGTGAAGCTTCCCGGCTGCTGCGGAGCGGAGTAGATGGGCGCCGCTGACGCCAGTACCGCCAGGGCCACGTCGGGCCCGGCCGGAACTCCGCTGGACGTGTTCTCTTTTCCGTCAGGAGTGATCGAGCACGCGATCACGTTCCATGTCTCGCCCGCGGTAGGAGTGCTCTCCCATGCGATTGAGGCGGTAACTGATAACGCATTGGCTTCGCCGGCGGGCTTAAATGCCTCGGATCCGAACGGAGTGCCAACGGGATCATACTCATACCCGCCGGCAACGAGTGCATTCGGCACTCGCAAGTAAAACTGCACGCCACCGAACGACAATGCACCAGGCTTTTCACAATAGAGATCGAGCAGAAACTCGCTGAGCGTTTCGTCCCACCGAAGCTGATTGGTATAGGAACCATCTGCGTTCCGGATGCCGGCCTGAAAGTTGAGGACGTCCGGAGCCGAAGAATAGGCTTGCGCCGTTTCAGAGATTACCTTGGACATCGATTGGCTGACTGTACCGGAAGTGGCTCCGAGCGATTCCCAGAATTGCAGCCACGTCGCCACTCGCGTCTGATCGATCACAGTGACGCGATACCGGAAATGCCCAAACCCTGGAGTGTAGTATCCGTGGATTGCGTTAACCAGGAAGTTGCCTGACAGGTCCGGATCGGTCATATCGACAGCAATTACCTCGCCTGGCGTCAGGTCATGTTTCAGCGTGTCGTAGTCAACGGTCTTTGGTATGTGCTTGTAAGAATCGAGCAGCGCTTGGCACTTGGCTAGTCCCGTGGACGCATCCACGATGGACGTATCCTCCGCGAGATGCTCGTACCTTCCGGTGCCGCCCTCGGCTGCCGCACGGGCTGCCACCTCATCCCAATCGGTTATCGTGATCACGTCGCCACCGAGCGCGCGGTACGTGATCGCCAACATCGAGTTGGCCGTAAGCGGCGTGGACGGATATAGCTGAAGAATTCGCGTATCCCCGGCAGCCCACCACCATTGCGCATCCGAATCCACTGCGCCGAACGATTGCGCCGTTGACGAGCCTGACGTTTCCGCCCCACCCATGCTTCCGGACTCCCACGCGAATACGGAGCATGATTCTGATACCGTCACCCCGTTGCCGGTGCCGGATGTGGCAAAGTATGCGTGAATGTCTACATCCGGCCCGGCTTGGTGCGGTCTAGAACAGAGGCAGTTCGGGTGCTGATTCGTGGAGGTGCTGTAGAGCGTGCCGTACCCGTACGTGGTCTTTGCGACGGCCGCCCACAGAGCCTCGGCACAGGCCCATGCGTCAGCACCGATGAACACCTGCCGCGGAGTGGTCTGCGTGAGCGCAGATCGGAACGTATACGTCACTCCATTGATTGTGATCGTATCGCCATCTTGCGGGACGCCGGTAAGCGTACCCTTCACGTGCGCGTAAACCGCATCGTGAAGCGTGACGGTTACCAGTTCCGCTGGCGGCAACGCGAGCGCAAACTGTGTCGATCCGCCATCTCCGAAAAACACCGCAGAGAGATCCGCGAAGGCCGCCCAGTTTACACGCAGGTGCTGCGTGTTCCGGTAGTCAGAGCGGTCCTGCCGAACTGACGCCCCATAGAGCACGTCTGCCCCGGTGAGCGTGTATGCCGATGGAGATGCCGCGCGGGCGATGAATGAGACGTACCCGTCAGCATCCTCCCACCACACGTAATTGCTCAGCGTTGCAAGTTGGTCAAAAGCCTCCGCGCACGTGACGTGATCAAACGTGATATTGGGGATCGTCGCGCCGGCGTCGATGGTGCCGGGAAGCGCTTCGAGGGCCATCTCGCGCGCAAGGATGTCGGAGACAATATCTCCAGCCGTCCATCCGAGATACGAGCGCGATTCGATGATGCGTTTATCGGCGTGCCTCTCCTGGGATGAAACCGAAACCGAATGCTCTATGGCTCCGGGCGCCAAGCGTCGCGTCGATAAGCTCTCAATCGATCCGCCGAACACGCGAATCGCTCCATCCCAGAAACCAACGTCCTGCCCTACCACGGGGGCATAGCCGCTTCCGTCAGCCACGATCAGCGTAAATGATCCATTCCCGCGCTCTCCGAGTTGGCGGGAGAACTGGATCGACGACAGCACGAGGTAGTGCCCTCGGCTGACGGAGTTGATTGTGATGCCGATTGCCATCAGTAGGACGGCGCGAACGCCGAGGTGTACTTTTTCAGTTGCGTCGGGATTGCCTTCATCACAGCAGAGGCAATCGCATTCGGATCTCCACCGCCCTGCACCTGCACAAGCGGTCCGTTGACGGTGATCGTCATCCCGCTCCCGCCGCTAACCTGTAGCCCGCGCATGGCAGTCACCGCATACGCAATGTCCTCGAGAGATGCCGTCATGGACGTCCAGAGCGGAAGCGACACACTCCAGAAGTTCTTCTCCTGAACCTGCGCCCAGGCCCAGAGATTTTTCATCATCTCGGAGATGCTCGCCGGGCCGGATCCAACCGACAGCCAGGTGTATCGGGTGCTTGCTTCGATCAGGTCCAGCGTCTTGTTCATCCCCATCATCTGGAAATTCCCGATGATGGACGATACCGCAGTTGCGGCTTGCGTGATCATCGTAATTATTCCTCCCACTCCAGATGCACCACCAGCAAGAGCGCTTGCTGCGGCTCCACCGCCGCCTCCAGCAGAACTAATAGAACTTCCAACTCCAGCCCCAGCCGAAGTTGATGCTGTTCCAAAAATACCTCCGAAAGCCTTACCTACCGATCCGAGCTTATCTAGCAGCCCTTCCAACCCGGACATCAGCTTGCTTATACCGTTAGCAATGATCTGCTCAAGAATGATTCGCACGATGGTTTTTCCGAGATCGGTGAAAGCCTCCCCGATTGACTTCGTGCCGAAAATCACATCTGTAAGCGAACGGGACAAGTCGTTAACAGCCGTAGAGACCTGCTTCAGCGCAGCTTTCCATTGCGAATCAACCCGCTTCGTCGCGTCTCCGGTGGCAGCCTTTACCTTCTCGTACTGGGCGAGGGTCGCCGGAGGTAGCTTGTCGCCAGCCGCAATCTGCGCTTCGATCATACGCACCCAGGCGCGCTCGATGTCCAGCGCGGTGGAGGTAGCAGCACTGGCAATGATGTCGTAGGCTTTCCGCGCTTCTCTGGCTGTCTCCTGCAATTCCTCTTGCGACTTGATTCCGAGCGTCAGAAACGCCATTTGTACCTTAACAGCAGCGGACTCAGCCGCTTGCGCAACCTGATCGAACCATACCTTCGGTGGGGGCAGTGACGATATTCCGGTTGTGAGTTCGCGGAACGAATCAGACACGCGCTTCACCCAGTTTTCCCCACCCGCCGCCTCAGCCGCACGCATCGCAGAATCGAAGGCCTGTACGTTGGCGCGGTTTACGCTCATGTCCTCGGCGGCCATCACGGCTACCGGGTGCATCCGCTGCCATTCCTTCGTCCATGCGGATGTGGCCTGTGCCGCCTGATCCGCTGTGAGTATGCCTGCCTGAACTGCCTGATTCAGAAGCCAGTACACGCTCGTGGTCTTCGGGACCTCGACGCCATGGGCGCGAAGTTGCGTTCCGAGCATCGCAAGCGCCGATTCCATCTCGCGAAACTTGCTCGACTCGATGCCGAGAGACGAAAGGGCTTTCGACCACGCCGCCGCAAATTCCTGAGCCGCGCGTGCGGCCGCCGCCATCGCATCTTTTGCATCCACCATCGGAGCCACTGTGATTCCGTGGCTGAGCGCTTTCCCCCCTTTTTCGGATACGATGTCGTAATTGTTCCAATCGGCAGAGTTTACCGGACCAACAATCCCGCTTGCCGCCTGCGCAGCCTTTGCTCGCTGAAACTGCTCTGAATTCGCCGATGTTTTGTTGAGTTCTTCGTTCACCGAGCGCAGCTTTAGGTATCCAGCGGACAAGGCCCCCACAAGCGTTACGCCTACGGCTACAGCGATCCCGGCCGGAGACGTAATCAGCGGTATCACTCCGGAAAGAGCCTTCCCGAATGAGCCGATTCCCTGAATCATGTATCCGAGCGCCGCAATCAACGGTGGGCCCGCGATCGCCAGCGCTCCCAGTCCCAGGCTCGCAGTCTGCGCCTTCGGTCCCATCGCAGCGAAACCGGCAGCCAGTTCCTTTACGCGATCCAACATCGGAGTGAGAACATTTACCATGATGTCCTTGGCCCACGGCGTCATCGCCTTGCCGATGTCTGCGAGAGTGAAGCCGATCTGATCCTTGAGGTTAGACCACATCCCGCCGATGGTCTGCATCTGCTGTTCCATCAGCCCGCCGAACTTCTGCGTCATCCCCGCCAGTAACGCAGGGACAGCAACCGATGCATCTACCGCGCGCTGCTCGACCAACTTCATCGCGCCGGCCACGTCGGTATTGAGAGTCGCTGCGAGGATCTTCCAGGCCGGAATGCCCGCCTCAGCAAGTTGCCGCATTTCTTCTGCCTGCACCTTGCCTTTGGCCATCATCTGGCCGAGCGCCGTGGTAATGCGGTCGATGCCCTCTTTTCCGCTGCCGAGTGCCGCCGCTGCATTTCCAATTGACCGAAGGGACGGAATAACCTGATCGGCTGTAAATCCAAGCGCCTGCATCCGTTTCGACGCGAGCACCAGGTCCGCAAACTCGAACGGCGTTTGAGCAGCGAACTTCTTCAAATCCTCAAGGTGTATCTTCGCCGCATCCGACGAGCCCATCATGGTCTTAAACGCCATGGATGCCTGCTCCATGGAATTCGCCATCTTGAGCGCCGCTACGCTGACGCCGGCCAGCGGGATTGATACGGCTGCCGTCAGCCTCATGCCTAGATCCGCCATGGAGGAACCGAGCGCATCTGCGGATTTCTTGAATCCATCTAAATCCTTTTGCGCCTGCTTTACGCGCGGCCCGAAATCCGAGGTGTCGGCTGATAACCGGATGAAGAGTTCAGCGAGTGTCATGATGTGCGGATTGAGCCTCGCTTGGTGATCGAACGAAGATAGCTCGCATCGAGGAACATGGAACGCAGCGAGCGCGTCACCATGGACCGCACAGCGGAACGTTTGGCGTCCACTGCCGGACGGAAGAACGCGAACGCTCGTGCACGCTTGCCGGTATCTACGCCGCGCCTGGTCACGATGCGATGGCCGTACTCGATCAGATGCGCATGCGGAGCCAGTCGCCCGCCGCCTCGTGAGCCTGCCTTGAACCACGCTCCTAGTCTAGTGCTCGACTTCGACGGACGTACGATCAGCGAGCGCGCCAAGGTTCCCGTGCGGCTCGTAACCTTAGACATCAGCAGCGAGTATGCGTGATCCATGACCAGGTTGAGCGCATCGACGAGCATCTGGCGGAAGCGATCCGATGCGGCAGCATCATTGACCGCCTGAAGCATCTCTTGTGCCTCAGAGATGCGCTTTATTTGGATCTTGAATGCGGCCATTATGTGACGAAGCGAAGGCGGAGAATGCCGCGAATTGCTCTTCGAGCGATTGCTCCCTGCGCTCGTCTTCTACTTTTGCTCCCGCGCACGCAGCGCGGAATTTAACATCAGAAGAGCGCCGATTCATCAGCAGCGTGAGTTCATAGAGCGTCGCGCCCCAGAACTCCTGCTCGCTCATCCCCAGGTCGTAACGAGAGATCGACCATAGGTCGTCGAGTGTCAGTGAGTCTCTGGATTCTCCTGATCGCCCCCGGTGGGCGTTTCGCCCGATACCTCGAAAAAACGCTGGAACGCCTCCGTAGACGCTTCGGAGGCAGCCTTAAGGAGTGAGACGGAAGAGACAAGTTGCCCGGCTTTCGTGGGAGTAATCGTCGGATCTTCTCGCAGCATGAATGCTGCCAGCATAGCGTTGATCACCTTTGTGGAAGTCAACGATTTCTGCATCACAGCAGAATCCCCAGAGCCTGCCTGGCTGATCAGAGCGAATAGGTCGATACCGGACCACTCCTCGAGTTTTTGAACCGCCGCCATGTCGCAGACCAACGTCCGCGGACGGTCTAGGTTTACGATTACTGGAGGTACGAGTTTCCCCATGTGAAATGATTGGTGCGGGCTGGCTTAACCAGCCCGCCGCGCGGCTACGCAACCGTGATCGTTCCGGTGACCTTGATTTCGATCGACGCGCGCATCACGTCTCCCTTGGCCGCCTTCGGTTCCCATTTGGTGACGTACCCCGAATAGGTGTACACGACTGGCGTTGCAAACGGGTACGTGGTCTTGAAGCCGGAAAGCGTCCCGGCGAAGTTGGCTTGTTGTGCTTGGATTGTGCCGGTGTCGGTGGATTTCCACACCAGGTCGAACGAAAAAGAGCCGCCGTCCTTCAGTCCGGCGACGTACTCTTTGAATCCACCGGAGGAATCGAGATTGGTGACATCGATCAGGTCCGTGCTTACGCCAGGACCCGTGAATCCTTCGATTTGGGCGATGGCGTTGTACGTGGTGCCCGACTGCATTGAAATCGTTGCACCCTGGGATGAGGTTCCAGAAGTAGCCATTTAAATCTTACCTTTCTGCCGCAGTCGCGGCGCCAAAACAATCGGCCAATCGGCCGACAAAGTCATGATTCCCGACGTGCTTAAGCACGGGTTCTGGATCCACCCATAGCCGGCCACCGCAACGGCGGAATAAACGAGAGAACCCGTAATCCTCGCTGTAGAATTTGCCGTCCTCCACTGAGCAGTTGAAGTACGACCACTGCTCTGGGAGCCCGGACTTCTCAAACGTGCAGCGTAGATCGGGATACGCCGCGGCAAACCGTTCGAATGCTGAGCGTCGCAACATCAGAAACCCAGTCGGTACGTGAGATGCCTCCACCACCGGGACAAGCGGATGCTGCACCGGAGNNGGAGACTCGCATCGCGTAGAGCAGTCGCATCACAGATTCCGGATTCCACCCGATATCGGAATCGACGAACAACATATGCGTGCAGTCGGTCGCCAAGAAGCGCGCCGCAAGAATGTTCCGCGCCTGCCCAACCAGCGGAGATGAGACGTAGTTTGGGTAGACCGAGATCCCTTCGCGGTAACAGGCGGCCACGGTCTCGATAGCCGAAGTGTGATAGTCGAGCGTCAGTGAACGCTCATATACCGGAGTCGCAATGAACAGCTTTTCCGGCATCAGTACCACATCTCCGCATCGGTAATCGTCTCGAAGATTCCAAACTCAGGGGATTCGCCGTCCTCAGTGCTCATGATCAGCGATCCTTCAGATGCATCACCACCGCTTTTCAAGCTGTTCTTGAAGTAGCCTAGCGCGTCGCGTATCGCGCCCCCGATGGAGTGGGCGGTGTTGTACCCGGACGCGCTCGCCGTCGTCCTGGCCGCCGCCGTAACGCTGATGATTGCCTTTGTAATCGGCGCTACGGTCAGCGTGTTCTCCGGCTCAAGCCGGACGCGGTATGTGATGTACGGGAATGTCGGACTGTCCGGCGCGCGCACCGGGTACACCCGGCCTCCCACCAGCGCAGTGATTCCGCTGTCCGCTTGGAGATAGGTCCCGAGACTCTCGACAAAGGTAGCCATCAGTTACCGTGTGACAACCCTTCCGTACAGGTCAATTCGAGCACCCTGTTGCGCCCTTCGATATCGTTTGTATTCGCAATGTTAAACAAACGGCCGCCCCAGTTCACCCGCATGGCCGTCGTTATTCCGCTGATCCAGCGGATCGTGATCCGATAGGTGGACTGCGACAGAAAAGCGTCACCACCGAGTTGCTCCGATCCTCCGCCGCTGATGATTTCCGCAGCCACACTTGATGCGTATACCGTCCATGCGCCGTAGGCAGCTCCGGTGGCATCCTCGGTGGACGGAGGCGACTCAATGTCCACTGAGTGGCGCAGGCGTCCAGGATTCAGCGTGTATGGCTTCTCGCGCAGCATTCAGAATTTGTAAACAGGATCGCAGCCAAACAATGAAGACACGGAAAACGGAAGCTCCGCAACAAAGCGTATCGCTTCAAACGGAACTCTATTTTCGTACCACTGGGTGACGAGCAGCAGAATGCCTTGCTTGTAGTTTTGCGGACACGCTTCTGGCGGATGCCCTGCAACAAACTGGCATTGGACCGCCGACGACGGCCAGAACCCGGATGACGGGGCCGGCCACATGGTTCCGGGATATGGAGCGATCACTCCGGGATGCTTGAGGGTGTCCACTACATAGTCGGCATTGGGAACCATCGCCGTAGTTGTCCCGCCCCCGTCTTTGTACGTAAGGCTCGATACCGAAATCAGCGGGTCGAGCAGCGAGATGTAATCCGGAGATGCCGAGAACTGGTAAATCAGCGGATCTGAAGTGAATGGAGTAACTGGGTACGCCACGCGCCAGTTGACGTAGTTCGTCGGGAAACGATCGAGCGTCAATTGCCACGTCTTCTGCGCCAAGTCGCGCCGCGAATACGCTTCCGCTTGCAATCTTGCTGCTGTGATCAGCCCGCATATTAGAGCATCGTCGCGGCGGAATTCCTCGGAAATAGTCAGTTGCAGTTTGGCATCCGCCAAGGTAACCGGCTCCTGCGTCGCGTCCGTGATGAGCGTTAGATTCATTTATGAAGCCGAAATGGGGCCGGGCTGCCCCGGCCCGCACTGGTTAAGTAGCTGCCGTTGCGGCAATCGCAGAA